TTAGTTTTAGAACACTTATAAGATTGTTCTCTGTCTTGTTCTCTCTGCTCGTCTGCACCCTGCTATGGCTTAGTGTTGGCTTTTGGATAATACCACCTTCCAGGGCTTCCAATTCCAAATATAATCCTTTGATTTCCTTGCTTATCCACTTAACGCCCTCTAGTTTTTCTTTTACCTGCTCTGGTGTCATGCCTCGGCCTCCTCTATGATATAATATTTTTATCGGATATATCACAAAGGAGTCAGCCCTGTGCTGGCTTTTTTTCGTTTTCTCTATGTTCGCTCTAGCTTCAAATGCTTTCCCGTGAGAAAAAATGTACAGTGACGGGTGAAGTTCATAGAAGCGCGTGGGGAGGGAGATAACCCCCCAACTGTGTTATAAAATTGGAGTAGCTTTATCGGTCAAAAAATCAAGCTAAATACTTAGTAATACTACATTCTACCAACTTCAAAAACATTTCAAAAAGGGATTTTTTTGCACGGAAGAGGGCAGCGTTCCTGTTTCCGAACGATATATACCCCCGTCTAAAAATAAAGGGGGTATCTCTGCCTTATTTCTCCCATCGCTATACTTTTGTTATCTTGTAATCATTAAGCTAAACAATGTTTATATCATTCTTTTTTTACATTAATCTTTATTTAGTATTTGTTTTGATTAACACATACTCTCAAGATAACTCAAGATATTCATCCAAAATACTACTTCAGATTACTCAATCCATTCAACCAAAAGCTATCCCCTTTTCTGGTGTAGTTCACAAACTTTTGATAATGCTTATAATACTTGTTACGTTTCATATACTTTGGTCTTTCAGGAAAACTGTCAAACATATATCCGCCACGTTTGGGACTCCAACCTGGTTCTACCTTTCTAGCTTCCCTAAGCGCAAGCTCCCAATAGTATTGACAATCTGTCTTACTTCGGTTCAGTGTTGTCTTGTGTATTTTCTGGCATGATCCACAACCATATAGCAAAAGTCTCTTATAGAGTTTTCTGCATCGATTACCACAATTAGGACAAAGAAAGAAATATCGATTACCTCCCTTAGTTCCTGCTATTCTGTCTAATTCAAATGACTCTACACCAAAATCAATCATTAAATTATCCAAATCAATCTCTAAACGTTGACCGTCCAACTCTGCTATACCCTTAGATATTCCTCTCAGCTTCATTGGTTTAGTGATTGTTTCTATTGCTAACTGCTTCATTATTTCCCCCTATATGGAAAAACCCAAAACTATTGACTTGATAGCAAAAAGGGGATTGCTCCCCTGTGTTCTACTTCAAATGCTCTGTATAACCAGCAAGGCCTTTATATTCGCCCTCTACGTCCAACTTTTGGAGTAGGCTAATACTTTCATCGCCCAGCATTTCCAACGTACCAAAAGCAGTCATAGAGTCCATAGGGATAGGCTTATCAGAAAGCAAGCGATCAGCATAGTCTAATAGTTCCAGCTCGTAGTCTGTGACCTTATTCAGCAAACTCTCAAAATCCTCTGACTCTTTGAGTTGGAGCACGCGCTCCCGTTTGTAACGTTCTTCAAATGCTTCAGCCTCTCCTGGTTGTTTGTGGTAGTCTTTAAAACTGTCACAAATACGCTTAAAGGTCTTGTTTAGCTTGTGATCTTCCACATACTCAGCTACTAGCGTGCCTTTATCCTTGTAGGTCAATGAAATTACAGGTTGGCAATATGTCCCAGTCATATATCCCAGTAGCGCGTGACCTGCTACTTGAGCGGTCGCCTGATCACAAAAATAGTAAGTGAAAGTAAATGTTTTGGCTTTATCTGAAAATGTTTTTAATGTCATGTTGTTTTTCCTCTTTCTGTTTTAAGGGTGTCACTAGTAGTTACACCATTGCAAGGGGGTCGGTACTATCTACCCCATTTTGTTATCTGTATAATACTAGCAAACCAGCAATCGCACCCATACCATCACTATCTCCTACGGTTGCGGTTGAATGTTTTACATCAATTACCTGCACGGTCGCCATAAAATCATTTACTTCCTGTTCAAAATTTTCTAGTGATTGTTGCCATTTGTAATAAAAAAATAGTTTAATTTTCATGTTTTTTACTCCTTTTGTACTTAATTGATTTTTCTGTCCCCTTTTTTATACGCTTCTTACAAATTTTATACACTTGTTTTTAAAAGTGTATAAAAAATAAAGTCAGTAATGCCAAGGGTTTTGCTATTGTTTTATACACTTTATACGCTTTATACATTAAAATAAAAACATATATAGGGATAATAGGGACCCCATTTTTAAAACATAATATAAGGAAATTTTTTTATTTCCGTGTTTTTCGTATAAAGTGTATAAAACCCTTGATATGACAACGTTTTTAAGTGTATAAAATTTTTGCCCTACTGTGTAAAGTGTATAAAATTCTTATTTTCTTTTCCTTCTCTTTTTGTACTCTGGCCAATGGTTGTAATACCCGCGTTCATTCTTTGGCTTTTTCTGTTTTTCGGGTGTTGCCCTACCATTAGCATAGGCTACGCTTGCAAACGGCGGTAGGTCTTCTTTAGGATAAAAACCTTTATGGATCTGTTGCCCTGCAGGGATAACCTTCTGGCCAACTGCGAAACCTTCTGGCAGGTTGCTTTTGATTTCTCGATGTAAGCCCATTTCTGACCTGTTTTCTTTAATACCATAGTATTCTAGGAAACCTTTCCAAACGTGATAGACAAAACTATTAGGAATAAACTCACTTGTCAATTCATCAGTAAAAAACTTAGAAACAAAATCAATAACGGGGTTCATGTCCTTATGGTGTTCTTCAAGTATTTCAATAGACTTCGTAGGGTTAATGTCAGCGATTGGTGTTTCAATAGCCAACTTAACCAGGTACTCCAGCACTTCTTTGCGGTTAATGTAATCGTCTTTGATAGCCTTGTTAGGATTACCTTTGAATATTTTGGTAAAAGGTAAAATTCTAAATCGCCTATCAATAGCTGATTTATCCCCGTTCATTCTTGGTAAACCATTAGAAGATTGTACTACCGTCATATTAAGGCGTATGCTGTAAGGGCGTTTTCCTTTGTCCTCTATGGTCATTATGTCGCCTGTTGCTAAGCTAAACATATCTGAAGTGTCTCTAATTACTGCGTCCTTTTGTACATCATCACCGATTACAAGCGACTTTCCCAATAATATAGAAGTTGAAAATTGGCTTTTTGTTAAGCCAGTGATCTTCAAACTGGCCACATTTTCCATACCAACTAGGTTTATAAGTAACTGCTGAAAAGTTCCTTTTCCTGTTCCACCTTCACCGAAAAGCCAAAAGATTTTTTGCAAAGACTGCCCTGTGACGCTTGCTTTTATAATCTGGATAGCAAGGTTATAAAGCTCCTTGTCACCGTCAAACAACTCTAAAAGCCAAGCTGTCGGCTTCCAGCCGTTAATTATAGGCTCTTCTGCTCCAGGGCTATAACCTGTTTTTATCTTTCTTGTTGCTGTAATCTCTGGTGTCGTTTCTTCAAAAATGCCTGTCTTAGCATTGTATAGCTGTTTCCCAATTACAGTATAATTGCCTTGGATTTCCCTCATTTGGCTCTGTCTAGCTATTTTATAAAGCGTGTCAAATGCCTGTTTTTCCGTTGCGTTTGGATAAATGACAGAAATAAGATCTTGCAAAAATTCATTATCCTCTAACCAGATACCAAAATCAGGATTATAGAAATATAATGGGGCTTTTTGCCCTTGTGCCTCTGGCTTAATTCTAATAAATCGGACGTACTTTTTTAACATAATAGCAACTCCCAGCGGATTAGTTGGTAAGGCCTTACTGCTCTTTTCCTCGCCTTTCTGCTGGGCTAGTTCTTCATGCTGGGCCTCGGTCAACCTGCCTGCCTTTACATTTTCAAGGTGTTTGCTGTCTGCCATAACTTCTTCATAAGCTTGCTGATAAGCCTTGTCCTTGATTTCTTGACACTCTTTGATAAGCTGTCCCCTAACACCTTTGAAAGTCTTAAAGTGCTTATCTTCGCTTTCACGCGCCTCTAAGATTTCACTTTCTAGGTTTCCTAATTCTTCTAGTTCTATGGTTCTATCCTCTCTTTCTATATTCAGCCCGTGCTATACTGCTAAAAGTGCGGTCTAGCTCTTCAATAGGCAATGGTTCAACTGTCACGCTATTAGCTATCTTTGTCAGCTCGTAGGCGGTCTCTAGGTCGCAATCAACCCACTTATTAAAGAGTAAACCTACAAAGCGTGTCAGTGCTACGTTTCGCCCTCCCTCGTCTCCAAATCCGTTGAAAAGCGTGTCAATGATCCTCATGGTCATAGATTTCTGACCGCTTGGCCTTGGAGTGTATGGAAGACTTGTAGCATTCTGTTTGACTGGTTCAGCCGTTGTCTGTGGTACTGGATAATCAAGTCCATGCTCCACAATCTTTTGATAACTTGCTGGGTCGCCTGTTGTTACTGGTAGCCCTTGGAGTTGTGACCATGTTAAACTGGCCATGTCAAAAGGTAGCCCAATCTTGTCAGCAATCTCTTTTACTACCTGCTTATAGGTTGCCTCGTTCATCACGTTGTCAGGCTTCACTACAAGGCGAAAACGGGGCTTTTCTAAGCTATGTTTGATAGTCGGGTATAAGATATAGGAGTAGCCAAATAAAGCGCTAGAAACGGCCTTTATAAAGCCCTCAGTCGTCCCCTGTATATCATCATAATCAAGGAAAATCAAATCCCGATAGATTAGACTGGAGTTGTTTCGCTTGTAACTGCCATTCTTTTCTGGTGTCACTTTCCCACTGATACAGTATGGCGCTTGTGTTCGTTTGAAGTCTTCGATATTCCCCCCTTCAGGGACTACCAGAGGCTTAAAACGTTCAATATACTCGAACGGCTCAAGCTTATCAAATGGATAGACAAGATTACTCTGAAAGCCTCTAGCTTCGTAAATTGCCATACTATCGCCCCTTTTTTCGTTTCTTTTTCAATTTCTTCAATCGCTTCTCCTGTTCGGTTTGAGCTAATGTTCTACCACGGTTTTTATACACTTTAACGTCATGATAATGACCTCCGCCTTGTGCTGGGTGTGTGTTATATCTACCCATTTTCTACCCCCATAAACTTCCAGATGTCAGATATTTTATAATAGATTTTCCTAGTGTCTTCTAGTGGGGGCTGGTATCGTCTTAGCCCTGCTTTTTCCCATTTTTGGAGTGTCATATATTTTATATCTAACTCGTCCATGACTTCCTGGGCTGAGATTAAACCTGTCAGTCGTGGTTTGACTGTATCACGCGCTTCAAGGTATCTTTCCACTACCTCCATAATGCCATGCGCTAGGTCTTGCTCGCTTTCTCGGCTTAGGCTAAACATATCCGCCTACCTCCTTCAAGGTTTCTTTGTAGCTTTCTAGGTCGCTATTCATCAACACCGATAGGCGCTTTTCTTCTTCTCGTATCTGATTGTAAAAGGTTTTTGCACCGTCCAGTAGCTCCTCTTTGTTAGCAGGGATAAAATATCCTCTAAATGTCCCATGGCGAACCCCAACAATAGGAACACTATGGCGCGTGATTAGACGGCTGATAATATCTTGCACGGTTCTTTCTGCTAGCTTAGTGATCAGGCTGATTTCTGCCCCTGTTATGGAGTTCTCAGCCCCTACCTTGATTAGTCTTAATACTCGTTTGTCATTCTCTGATAGACTCATTCAGTTCCTCCCCTCCTTTGCTTTTATTCACAAAGGTTATTTGTCCGCTCGCTACCCCTTGCAAAATATCTTTTTGAGTTTCTATGATTGTATCCAAGGTTTTCAAAATAGCTGTCTTAGTCTCTAAATCAAACGCTTGTTTTGTCAACAAGCCCATAGTTACAGCTAACTTTGTTGCATTGTCCATACACGTAGCTAGAAAAATATCTTTAGTAAAATAAGGTTCATCTGGTATTTTTTCACTATCAAGGTATATCTTCACTATGTAACTCATTTCATCCCTCCGTAAACTCTTACCCCTGCAAGCTGGATATATCGCCCATAATCAGGGTTTAAATCCTCGCTAGGTGTTTCTATCGTCTGTTGGTTTTCTCGCTCAAATTGGGCGCTTTTTTTGCGGTCTCGGTGGTTTAGATAAAGCAGTAAGCCAATCAGTACCATCATAGAGATTACCGCCTGTGTATTGGTCAAATCTAATTCATTCATGTCATGCCCTCGCTTTGTAATTCTTGATATAGTCCACTTGATCAGTTCGCTCCATCTTCAGGAACTCGTCCACCTCTTCGGTGCTTACCTTTCTATCTAAAAAATCAGTGATGAACTGGAAGAGGTTCGGATTTCTATCCTTGATTTCAGCAACTGCTTCATCAAATTCTGCTTGTGTCATGTTGTCTAGGTCTAGTGTCATGTTAACCCTCCTCATGAATCATCATGCCACGGGTGTACCCAATCGAACTTTTCCATAAGTCCAAGAGATTTTTTTTACCTCGTTTTTTCTTGGCAATATCAACTGCTAAAAGTTCCCATACATAATTTAATAATTGACTTTGATCCATAGGATAAACATTCTCTTTGGTCAATTCTGCTAGGTAAGTGCTCAAGAAAAGAAATCCATCAAATCTAGAAACCAGTTTTATAAAATCAGTGTTACCCCAATAATTTCCATAAAATGAGCGTTCTTCCCACTCCAATTCTCCTATTACTTCAGCAACTACTCTCTGTTTCATCCTTTCCGTCTGTTCCTTTAGCGTTTGCTGTTGTTCATGGTATTCTGTGCTAGTTAGTTCATTATAAACATCGTCCAAGTCATTCAATACCCTGCTGATTTCTCTTTTAGCTAATGCAGTTCCATCTCCTACAAGAATTTCTTGTATTTCTTCTAAATTTGTTGAAATAGCTTCTAATTGATCTGCTATCATGTTTTTCCTCCGTTGGCCTTTTAATTGTCGTTTACTATACTGGATATCCTCACACTCAAAGTTTGGCGATGGCGAGTGTGGGGATTTTGAATGGTTGTTTCTTATACAGTTTTTCTTGCCTACAGCCTCATGCTCTCGGTCGCCAAATTTCTGAACGTGGGGCTTTTTGAGTTGTTTCTTATAACGCTAATCCTCACGCTCAGAGTCGCCAAATTGAAAGCGTGAGAAAGTACCAGTTTAAAGAGTTGGCGCTCTCCGTATGGTCAAATTGCCCTAAATATGCTATAATCTAGGTATAAATCTTTACTAAAACCTTTTTAATAATAGCTTGCCTGCTTTTTGTTAAATTCGTTTTAGTGTTAGTGTGAAAGGCTCTGCGGTGTGGTTATTGCTAAGCCTTTTTTGTTGCTCTCACGCGCTTCTTTGGCGTGTTTTTTTATTTCTGAATGCCATAGCCTTGATTTCTTGGTAACTCATATTCAAGCCAATCATAGCTATTACCATATCCTCAAAAGCCTGGTATTGCTCCAGCTCGTCACTGGTCAAGCTATCGATGCCATTATAGCCCCCACGTTCTTCCCTTAACTGCTTAGCGTTCCTATCGGTTACTGCTTTTAGTAGCAGGTTGTTCATGGTGCTGTGTGCATGTTTGGGTGCATCCCTCCAAGTTTCTATACTGTCATGCAAGGTTTTTCTTTTTGGCTTTTCTAGCGCCCTCTGCATACGAAACTTAGAAAGCTCCTCACGCATTTCAAAGAAGGCTTTGACTAGGTTCATTTTGAACTGCCGTACAGGTTCAGTATTTCGTAAGTAAGTGATCAGCAAGGTTGCTTGTTGCTCATTCAAGCGATAGATTTTCATTGGTCGCCCTCGCCCGTCTAATTTACGCATTTCAAATGCGATAATTCCGTAGCTTTCAAAATCAGCTTTATGCTTCCTTAAAAGTTCTTGTATTGTGTGATGAGTGACTCCAGCACATTCAGCGATGATCTCACTCGTAGTATACGGCTCTTTCTTACCGTCCATGTAGACTAATTCCATTGATTTGCTCCTTTCTACGGAAACTTTCCGTACTGTTCCATCTACTCATAAATCTCTGACAACTCTTTGTAGATGTCATCTGGTATTGCTCGCATTGCTTTCTGTTGCAACTCAACTGCCTTGGTCTTATCGTTGTCCTTGCTGGTGTTTGATTCAATGATTCCAGTTAAGGCTAAAACCTGCCTAAAATATAAATCCATTTTCAAACGTTGCCCAGCGCTTACTTCTTCTTTTGTTTCCTGCTTGCTTTTTAGTAGGAAAATCTCACTAAATTCCCCATCTTCTACCCTGTAGTCAATGACCTTGCGGTAACGCCAATTTGATAAACGTCCCTTGATGTCTTTTTCTGGCCAAGTTGGTAAAGCGTCCAGTATTAGGTCTAGTGTGATGATTCCATTTTCTTCTTGGATGTTTCGTAGTATTTCTTGTGTAAATACCTGTTTTCCCATTGATTTGCTTGCCTGCCTTTCGTCAATCCCCAGTGGTAAAGCACCACTTAAGAAATCTGTAAATGTAAAATAGTATTGCGATTGGGTCGCTCCTTTCTAACTATAAAATAGTTCATCTATGGTTATATCTGATTTGATTTCTGCAACCATTGACTTGATCGCTAGGCGTTCTTTGTCATTGAATGGCGTTTTACCTAATTCTTTGTTGTTGTATGACTGCAAAGAAATTTTTAGCTTGTCCGCCATTTGCTGCTGAGTTAGTCCTAACATAACCCGATAGCCTCGTAGTTTGCTCATAGGTTTCCCCCTTTCTAAAAAATCCCCCCTCCATGAATAGATTGAAAGTGTGAAAGGTTGGAGAGGGTGGTATCCAATTTGGATAACTTGTGTTTTATTATATATCCGTTTCGGTTAATTGTCAACTGTTTTTTAGAATTTTTTGTATCATTTCTTGATACTTTTCTAAAAATCAGATATAATCATCTGTGAAAGGTGTGATAAATTATGAATAGATTGAAAGAACTGAGAAAACAAAAAGGGCTAACCCAACAAGGATTAGCTGATGAAATTTCTGTATCCAAAATCACCGTATTACGATGGGAAAACGAGGAACGCCAAATAAAACCAGAAAAAGCCCAGCAACTTGCTGACTACTTCGGGGTAAGTGTTGGATATCTGTTGGGGTATGAGGATGACTCTAGCTTAATAAAAGAATTAGGCCAAAAAATTTCTAAAATGTCCGGTACAGAGGCAATGGATTTTGCTTTTACAGAAGAAGGTGACTTACTCGCTGAATTAATGTATCAAGCTGAATTAAAAAAAGAAAAGCAAAACAACAAAAAAATTTAGAAACTTTGTTAAGTTCTTAAAATCAAATATAATCGTTTTAAACGATGAAGAAATTGAAAATTTTTACAATATGCTTTTAACTGCTGATTTAAACAGTGGAAATAAAAAGAAATTATTTGAAAAAGTGGCAGATGAAGACTTTACTAAAGCTGTTGATTTCTTAGAAAATAACGGATACACTATCTTCTTCGATAAATCATATAACGATGACTAATATCACGCCATCAGCAAAGTCGTAAGCCTATATAGATAAAAATCCCCCATATTTGCCAATAGCAAACCTTAGCACTAATATTTTTCTTTTAGGGTAGCCGAAAGTGCCGAAAATGCGACCTATAGCATACCCACGCGCCACAATGTTCAACAATCCTGAAGCGCGTGCTTTCTCGGGCTTCGCTCAAGCTTCAAGCCTATATAAGCCCCATATCTACTAATTTTGTTGATGTCAACAAATGTCAACCACTTTCAATATTTTAGAAAGGATCTCATGAACGAATTACAATTCTTAATCTATACCGCTGACAACGATAGCGAGACAGCTAGTGTCATCATCAAAGGCGAAACTATCTGGACTAGTCAGAAAGAAATGGCTAGACTTTTTGACGTCGGTGTTCCTGCAATTAGTAAACACCTAAAAAATATCTTTGAAGAAGGCGAATTAGAAGAAGATTCAGTTATTTCCAAAATGGAAACAACTGCTACCGATGGGAAGAATTACTTAATTACTTACTACAACCTTGACGCCATCATTTCAGTTGGTTACCGTGTCAATTCCCAAAAAGCTACGAGATTTAGACAGTGGGCTACTTCAGTACTTCGTGAGTACATGATAAAAGGGTTCGCCATGGATGACAACCGTCTGAAACAAGGCGAAAACTTGCTGGAAAAAGACTATTTCCGTGAGCTGTTGGAGCGCGTGCGCTCTATCCGGGCTAGTGAACGCCGTATATGGTTACAGATTACAGATATTTTTGCCGAAATCTCTATCGACTATGATCCACAAAGTACGTTGACTAAGCAATTCTATGCTGATGTACAGAATAAGTTTCATTATGCAATCACTGGCCAAACTGCTGCGGAAATTATCTACACGAAAGCAGACCATACAAAAGACAACATGGGGCTTACAACATGGAAAAACTCCCCTAACGGTCGCATACTGCAAGCAGATACCCAAATAGCAAAGAATTACCTTTCAGAAACAGAAATCCGTTCCCTTGAAAGAGGAATATCTAGCTATTTTGATTATCTGGAAAGACAGATAGAACAGCGAAAAGCTCAGACAATGCAACAACTAGCCCAAAGCATTGACCGCTTTTTAACTTTCCAAGAATACGATATTTTAGAAGGTCATGGAAAAATCACTTCCAAGGTTGCGAAAGATAAAGCAAAAGCAGAATACCAGCTATTCAACAAAACCCAAAAGATAAACTCGGATTTTGAAAAAACTTTAAAACGGCTAACTGACGATAAAAAACTTTAAATACAGGCCTGCTTACTATAAACAAGCCCATAATAGCCCTATATCCGCCTTGTTTCCAACTCTGGTATTATTTACCGCCTGACTCTTTAAAATCGAATACAGGGCAATCTGTGAAGCCCTAGCATGATATAAAACCTTTTTGATAATGGCTTGCCTGCTGATGTATTTTAGAAAGGTTTATCATCATGAAAATAACTGAAGTTGTAAAAAAAGACGGTAGCAAAGTTTACCGTGCTAATGTATATCTAGGAGTTGACCAGGTAACAGGAAAGAAAGTCAAAACTAAGGTAACGGGGCGGACACAAAAGGAAGTCAAACAGAAAGCTACTCAAGAAAAAATAGCTTTTCAGAAAGCAGGATCTACCAGACAAAAGGCTATTACCATAAAAAACTATCAAGAATTAACCAGTCTCTGGTGGGAAAGCTATAAGAATACAGTTAAGCCAAACACTCAAGGAAACGTTAGAGCGCTAATAGATAATCACATATTGCCTACTTTCGGGGAGTATAAGCTCGATAAGCTCACTACTCCACTTATTCAGTCAATTATCAATAAACTTGCTGATAAGGCTAATAGAGGGGAAGAGGGCGCTTTTCTACACTATGATATGATACACGCTTTAAACAAACGTATCTTACAGTATGGCGTAACCATGCAAGCAATACCGTCCAATCCTGCGCGTGATGTGGTTTTACCTCGTAACACTCAGAAAGCAAAGCGACAAAAGCTAAAGCACTTTGATAATCAAGAGTTAAAAAAGTTTCTTGTTTATCTCGATAATTTAGATAGTTGTAAATATCGTTATTACTATGATGTAACGCTCTATAAGTTCCTATTGGCCACTGGTTGCCGTATCAATGAAGCTTTAGCACTTTCCTGGTCTGATATTGACTTAGACGATGCCATTGTACACATCACCAAAACACTAAATCGGGATTTAGAAATCAATAGCCCAAAGTCAAAGTCTAGTTATCGGGATATAGATATAGATCAAGCGACTGTTAGCATGCTAAAACAGTACAAACTACGTCAAACTAAAGAGGCTTGGAAGATAGGGCAACGTGAAAGCGTGGTATTTTCTGATTTCATTCATGACTATCCTAGCAGTTCAAGACTTAAAAGAAGATTGCAAACACATTTTAAGCGTGCTGACGTTCCTAACATTGGCTTTCACGGATTCCGTCACACTCACGCTAGTCTCTTGCTTAACTCTGGAATACCATACAAAGAACTCCAGTACCGCCTAGGTCATTCCACTTTATCAATGACCATGGATATATATAGCCACCTCTCAAAAGAGAACGCAAAAAAAGCAGTCTCATTCTACGAAACTGCACTAAAAGCACTATAGGGGGAGCAAAAAGGGGAGCAAATTTAAAAATCGACATTTCAAGACAAAGTAAAAATCCAATAGCAACAGGATTTTTGTTAGATTTATTTTGAAAAAGGCCGATTTTGTAGTATAATCAACAATCGCTTATTTTATATTTCCTTAGGGCTTCCTAACCCTTATATCACGCGCTTTTGAACAAAAAACACTAACATTACTTTTTACTACTTGCTCCCCCAAAGTACGCAAAAAGGGGAGCAAAAAAGCCCCACAAAAGGGCTAAGATTTGACGAGTTCAGCAGGCAAGAAACTAGCACGGTCAAACGTGCTTTTTTTATTGCTGGTTGCTGATAGGTATATTATACCATGAAGCGCGTGGTTTATAAGATTATGACCTCACAAAAAGCCCCCAGATTCGTTTCTGAGGGCTTCTAGTTTATCCATGGTGTTTTAGTTGTCCAGTACGAAACAAAGCAAAAGAGGGGGCGAATATGAAGCCTGCGCCTACTTATACACTTCTAACTCTCCGTTCTGGTGAAATATGTAGGAACTTTTCAGACCCAGAGAGCATTTTTTAGTTTTTCTCCGACTGGCGGGATGTGTAAGAACTTGTTAGTACCTGACAACATTTTATGAGCTGTTCAACAACTGGCGATATGTGTCCATAAATGTCCATGTTCTCTCGCTTAAATCTCAAATTTTTTTCAACAAAACACCACCGACGCCTACTTATATACTTCTAGTTCTCTGTTCTGGTGGATTCTCGCAAAGTTTAAGACGGCTATCTGTTTGTACCTGTGGTAACTTGTAACACTAGTTCCTGTCATTTCTACGCATTCGCTCATTGTTTTCTTTCTCATGTAGCAATAATGGATAATAAAGTATTTCCTGGCTCGTTTATTCTCTATACTGTTGATGTCTTGGGCGAATATCTCCAGCCCCTCACGGATTGCCTTTTCATGCTCATCGCTCAAATTCCACTGATCAGGTAAGATAAGTTCCCAAGCCTCTTCATCTATTGTAACTTGGTTTTCACTTCCTGCCATCCTCTGAAAACGTAGAAAGTAGGTCATCCGCTCTCTGACGTTCATCATCGTTTTAAACTTATCCAGCTCCATTAGTTCGCTCCTTTGTGATATAATTAATCTAAAGAGAAGTGAGGTAGAGATGATAGTGTTCCTACGCACCCATGAGGTAGAAGAGATGACGGGACAGACACACCGTCCACTACTCTTTAGCGCTTAGATTGTTCTAGGCGTTTTTTTGTGCTCACCTATTACCCCACATTTGCCAAGTGTTCTATGGCTTCCTGCTTTACTCGATATACTGAGGTGGTAGATTTTCCTATTTCTTCAGCTACCTCCGAAGCTACAAGATCATTCAAGTAAAAAAATCTTAGAACAGAACGCTCAAGCGGATTGGCCAGCTTATCGATTAGCCTAGATGTTTCCATTCTCTCTTCAGTAAGTCGCTCAATCCTCTGAAGCGTATCCTCTTTTAGTTTTAGAACACTTATAAGATTGTTCTCTGTCTTGTTCTCTCTGCTCGTCTGCACCCTGCTATGGCTTAGTGTTGGC